TGCTAGTACATTGGACGGTGGGGAAGGTTATGGGATCACAACTGACTTTGAAGGTGGTAACACACCAATAATCAACTATATGATTCAGCGAGCATTACAAGACCCCGCATATTACAAGCAACACACGTCTGCTGGAAATGACAAGATGGATTTTTTTGGAAAAACTGTCGACCCAGATGATGATTGTTATTCAGAGATTCTTGATGATGATGGTGTATATGAACTAATCAATGATGAGGGTTATAGTGAAGAAGCTGCTTATGAAGCAGTCGGTTATACTGACGTTAATTTTCCGCTGGGGACGACTAGTTCATGGCGAAAAAGAGGTATAGAAAGTATGGAACCTATATGGAACATGCTTACACAAAAACTAAGTTCTGGCACATATACTCATCCGGGGACTAGAATGAAGCAGTTTAGACAAGCTTACGATGATTCACCCACTCCAGAAGAAATAAAAGACCACCAGCGCACCAAGTAAGCGAAAAACACAACAGTAGCGGAAGATAAATGAAAATAACAAGAAGACAATTGCGGCGATTACTGGAAGAAAAAGTGAAGGTTGTTGTCATGACAGATGCACAAAAACAAGCACTGGAAAAAGAAAAAGAAGACGTTGATGCTGCTAAAGAAAAAGTTGCTAATGATATAGCATCATCAGAAGATGGCGTGTCTGCTGAAGATATTAAGAATGCAATCGCAGAGAGTCTTGAAAAAATTGGCTTTTATAAAAAATATAGTTATGGCCTAGACGATATTCTCAATAAGACTAAAGCACATGATGATATCATAGGCCATACATGACTGACTCACGTTAAGCGGAAGGATTCTGCTTTAAATGAGGTTGGCGAAGTACTTTGGCATAGCCTTGATGAAAGTGGTCATATTGCTTTTTACGATGTCGAGTGGCCAGAATGTTATATTGAAACAAACATACCAGCTATGTTGTTAGAGAAAGTTAAAGATAGTGACGATCTAGGCGAGGCACATGAGGCCCATGGTATAGAAGGTCATGATTTAAACAGTTCAATCGATCAGCGGAGATACAAAAAATGAAAATAAATAAAGCAAAATTGCAGTCTATTATTAAAGAATCAATTCGTTCAGGTATGTTTGGTGGAAAGCCAGTGGTAAAAAATACTCATGCTGATAAAATTAAAACACAATTAAGTAGTTTTGATCGAAGCTTTATCATACAATCATACGAGTTATGTGACTTAATACCTGATCTTGATTTTCAACAAATTGTCAGGAGTATGGTTGCTGACATGCTGGACGATGGTGATCTTCATGATAGAATTCATGGTGATGTTTCTAATCTTGCAACAACATTGCATGGTGATAAATTAGACACCTTTTACATTGAAGATGAAAACATTGAAAATGACGTCCAAATGGAATTTGTGTTTAAGACAGTTACAGACATAACCAAAAATCTTGAGGATTATTATGTTAAATACTTTACAGCGATAGGTCAAGGAAAGTAGTTTTAAAAAATATTTTAGAAAAACTAGTTTCAAGAAGATATATGTAAATGTCCAGTAAAGTTAAAGTAAAGTTGTAGTTGAGTTAGCCTATATATAAATAAATAGCGAGGTAAAACGTGGCCATATTTGCGAATACAACATTTCCGACCCCTTTCGGTATATACGATAATGAGTCTAACTTTAAGACTGAGGCTGACAGCATGGTTACGTTTGTTAAGCGCAAGCTAGGTGATGATATATTATCAGTTGAGTTAACTAAAAAACAAATTTGGGGCAACTTTGAAGAAGCAACACTAGAATATAGTGCAATACTCAATCAATACCAGGCAAAATCGCAACTAGTTAACTTTTTAGGTTTTGCCACCGGTAGTATCATGAGTGGAAGTGAAGAAAAGTATGTTAGAGAGAACTTAGAGTTCTTAAATCGTGCTGCTGAACCTTATGCCATGGAGGCAGGAATTGGAGGTTCTTATAATTCCTTAACCGGTTCGATACAACTTGAAGTAGGACGTCAAGACTACGACATATACACAGAACTTTCTGGCGCTGATGGCGGGCTTTTTGACAATACCAAGGGTAAGCTTAAAATTGATGAGGTTTACCATTATAATTCTTCTGCTGCATACCGGTTTTTCGATACAACGTCTGCAATCAATTATTTAAATAATGAATTTAGTTTTGAATCGTTTACACCTGAATCGGTCTTTTATATCTTACCTGTTTACGAAGACTTGCTTCGCGGAGGGCAACTAGACTTATCTAACCGTGTAAGGCGCTCAAATGTTTCATATAAGATCACAGGAACAAACTTTAGAATATTTCCGATACCAACATTCGCATCGAAGTTGTTTCTAAGAATTAGACAATATCCAGACCCAACACAGCCCTCTTATCGCGATGATACAATTCACGGTGTGTCAAATATGAATAGCTTACCTTTCGGTAATGTCCAGTATAACCGTATTAACAGCATAGGTCAGCAGTGGATCAGAAGCTATACTCTAGCAACTTCCATGGAACAACTAGGTTATATTAGGGGTAAATTTGGAAGTATTCCTGTACCCAATTCTGAGATCACGCTCAACAGTTCTGATTTGATAAGCAACGGTCGCTCTGATCGTGATGCGCTTAAAGAAAAGTTAAGAGAATTATTAGATTCAATGACTTATGATAAATTAATGGAGATTCAATCGACAAGAGCAGAACAAATTCAAAAACAACTTAAATATGTGCCGGTTCCGAACGGTAGGGCAATTACTATATTTTAATTAATAAGGATTATAATTATGGCTAGACTTTTCATCACCCCAAGAGAAATGAATTTCATTAACGATGTCGCTAAAGAAGTCATCAAAGACGTCGTTGGGCAAAAAATATACTTATTTCAAATATCAGAAATTAAGTCAAAAGTTCATGACATATACGAGGAGAGCCCGGACAAGGTTTTTGAATCGCCAATTGAACTTGATTGTTTAGTTAAGTACAACGAACAGGAAATACGAACAAATCGATTTGGATCTGAAGAATATTATACAATTGAGGCATATGTTCAATCTCGAGACTTACTAGACAAGGGTATAGAAATATTAGAAGGTGACTTCTTTTCATACGGTTCTACGTTTTTTGAAGTAATTAAGGCACCGCTGTCTAACACAATATTTGGGCAAATTGAATATAAGCGCTTTGTTACAATATCAGGGCGACAAGCAAGAAAAGATCAGTTTTTATCTAAAATCTTTGGCCCTACCTCAGAAGAATACACAGATAACGATGCTGTGCAAGAGGAATTCGTTCAACAACGTGGGTTTAAAGAAAATAGGTTAGGCAAGACAGGTGATGTAAGAGACTTAAGAAAGAATGGTGTGCTAGAAGAACCGATATCAGGACCGCAAGAAGTTTCACCCAAAGGCGACTCAACAAAAGCCGGCTCTTCATTTTATAGTGACAAATAATCATGGCTAAAACAAAAATCCCACCAAAGCAAGTTTTAATTAAAGATTTTGACGGTAAAAATGTACCTGACAATTTTGAATTTCCGTCTATTGGAATTGAGAATATTGATCGTGCAGTGTTTGATTTATTTAATGAGACACTTGATTTCCAAGTGACTTCAAAAGATCAAGTTAAAAATGTTCCTGTTATTTTTGCGACAGGTGAAAGATTTGCATTGACACGAAGAAAAAACCCGATCAGAGATAAAAACAATACAAATATCCTGCCTTTAATATCGATCGTCAGACAAAACTTAGATATCGGTCCTAGTCAAGGTGGTAAGAAAACTGCGATTGCGCTAAGGGCCCAACCAAATTACACAGTTAAAAATCGATTATCAGAAAAAGATAGAAATTTCCAAAATATTGTTAATAAGCCGGGATTACGCAATCAAGATAATGTAGCTACAAATAATAATTTTATAGATGTAGGTAATGCTTTAGGTGCGAAAGAAGGGACAGTTGCCACTAGAAGAGAAAAAAGTAATTTACAATTCTCAAAAACAGCAAAAGTTAATTTAAATAGTAACCTGGGTGCAAATATATTTGAAATTATTCAAGTACCTTACCCATATTTTATTACTATGACGTATAACATAACTTTTTGGTGTCAATATATGCAACAAGGAAATCAAATGATTGAATACTTGCTAAATAAAATTGATGTTCCGGGTGGCGAATTTGCAATTAAAACAAAGGAAGGCTTTGAATTAGTTGCATTTATTGGGGACACAATTAACTTTGATAATAATTTTGACAGCATGACTGATGATGAAAGAATAATTAAATATAGCTTTGATCTGACACTACCGGGCTATATTTTAAACTCAAAAGTTCCTGGACTACCAAGTCAAGTAAGATCTTATCTTTCTGCGCCAATGATTGATTTTACCTATTATGATACAGGGTCTCCGATAAAATTAGATTATCAACCTGAAACTGGAAAAGAAGAAATAGAACGTCATGTCATGACTGACCTAACTAGTAAAGAAATGCTAAAGACCCGAAGAGGAGAGAGTAATGAAAGTCTAGAGTCATTTGTACCTAACCCCTTTGGCGACGATAGCAAAACAGAGTTCTTGAGAGTAAGAAATGTTAACTCTAGAGCCGGAGAGTCTGTCGTGTCTACTAGAATAATTAAAGAAATCGATAGGCAATATGAATAATTTAAAAAAGATATTACAAACACAAATGAATACTTATATTAGTAATTTTAGGAGAGATTAATGGCAGAACAAACATTTAGATCTCCGGGTTTTTTCGAGAGAGAAATTGATTTAACTCAGAGAACAGTAGAAATCGAAGGTGTACCTGCAGGGATTATTGGGACGTCGACCCACGGTCCTGCATTTGTTCCTGTCACTCTAGGATCGTTCGTTGATTTTGAAAGAAAATTTGGAACACTTAATAGAGCACAGTTTGGTCCTTACGCTGTGAGCGAATGGCTAAAAAATAGAACAGCAGTTACATATGTCAGGGTACTTGGAGCCGGAGCTGCAAATAGTACCGGTGACATTCAAACAACTGTGAGTCAAGGTACAGTTAAAAACGCCGGCTTTAGAATTAAAGGAACCACAGCAGATGCACAAACACCAAATCCTTTAGCAGCTGAGAATAGACATGCAGGTGCTGTCCAATTTATTGTTGCGTCTCATGATGTCAACACCTTTGAAGCAGCTGGGTATCCTTTGTTTACAGACAGCGACTCATTTGACACTTCTACCTCTGTTCGTCTAGTTAGAGGTATGATATTAACTGCAACTGGATCAAGAATCCAGCTCTTAGATCATGATCAGTCATATAGTGTTACAAATACTGCCGATGATCTGGCTAAGATATCCAGTTATACGGGTGGCAGTGAAGATGGAACGTTTAAATTAGTACTTTCTAGTGCAATAGGCTCTACTTTTGGTAATGATGAAAGTAAAACAGGTATTAGGATATACACTGCTTCTTTAAATCCAACCAGTAAACATTATATAGGTAAGTTTTTAAACATCAACCCGGGTAAATTCCAAGAAGAACAGCACCTCTTTTACGGTGATTTTGCTGTTGAAGATGAATTAGCACGTGTCACGTACAATGGGTCTTACGGTACTGTTGGTATTACTTCTGGCTCAGCCGGTGCTAGCGCATCGTCCGGAGATACATCACAATCTTTTAGGGATGCTTTTGGAAGATTTGATACGAGATATCGATCAGCAAAAACAACTTCATTTATTTCCCAACCTTTCGGGAATAAAGAATATGATTTATTTCACTTCGAATCATTAGATGATGGTGCAGTTGGTAATACAAGAACAAAAGTATCAATAACCAATTTAAAAAGATCAACAAATAAAAAGAAAAAGTTCGGAACGTTCACAGTTTTAGTTAGACACTATAGTGATACAGATACCAATCTTAAGATATTGGAACAATTTCCACTTTGTACTTTAGATCCTAAAGATGAAAATTATGTCGCTAATAAAATTGGAGACATGAAAGTATATTATAACTTTGATGCTGAAACAGAATCAGAAAGAAGAATTAACGTTGACGGTAAACGACCTAATCGTTCACAATATGTTAGAATTCATATGAATAG